CTTTAATAGAGAAAAACACGTTGCCAATACAACTAAAGATTATGGCACGCTTTTTATACCAATGGACTTTAACGTAAACCCAATGACAGCAGTTGTTATGCAGTATGTAGACAACACGTTTTATATACATGATGAAATATATTTAAAAAATTCAGATACATATAAAATGTGTGCTGAACTAAACAAACGTGGTTACCAGGGCAATGTCATACCTGACAGCACAGGCAAGAATAGAAAAACATCGGGCAAATCTGATTTTGATATATTAAAAGATAATGGCTTTGTTGTTATGTCAACACGTAACCCATTTGTTAGTGATAGAACAAATAATGTTAATAGAATTTTTGAAGAAAACAGGATTGTTATCAATCCCAAATGCAAACACTTGATAAATGATTTAAATAAAGTATCATGGAAAGACAATAAACTTGATCCAGGACCAGATAAAATGCTTACACATATATCCGATGCTTTAGGTTACGGATTGTGGAAGATGGATCCTATTGGTAGGCTGGAAAACAGATTTACAATTGGAGGGACTAACTAATGAAACTAAACCAAAAAGGCATTGACTTAGTAAAACACTTCGAAGGTTGTTACCTCAAAGCATATAAATGCCCTGCTGGGGTGTGGACTATTGGATATGGCCATACATCTGGAGTCAAGGAAGGTATGGAAATAACCAAAGTAGAAGCTGAAATAATGTTAATAAATGATCTAAATAAAGTTGCGATTATGATTGAAAAGTTTTTACCAAAGACATTAAACGATAATCAATTTTCAGCATTAGTGTCATTTGCTTTTAATTGCGGTGTGGGTGCTCTTGAATCATCAACAGCGCTTAAAAGAATAAGACAGGGTGATATGGAAGGTGCTGCAGACGCTCTTACTTTATGGAACAAAGCAACAGTTAATGGTAAAAAAGTTGTTTTAAAAGGATTGGTTAGGCGCAGGGAAGCAGAAAAGCAATTATTTTTAGAGTTTGAAAAAAAACCAAATCAAGATATAATTAATATGTTGCATAAGTGCATAAGAATGCTGGAGGGTTAGGCATGAAAATATTTAACGAAGATCAAATAATAAACGAAGATTACAGAAAACAAGTAATTGAAGAAATAAATGGACCTGAGAACATGCAGCGTAAGGCTGATGCTAAAAAGCGTTATGAGATTTACAAAGATAATACAAAACCATATGTCTTAGAGATGCTTAACCAAGAAAGCAGCGACAACAAAGCAGTAGCTGAAGCTCTTAACAGGGCGGCTAATGTGTCTTTTACTCGTGAAATAGTAGAAAAAAAAGCTATGGTGTATAAAGATGGCGTTACAAGAGAAGTACAAAACAACCAGGAAAACATAGATGTACTTGTGGATATGTTAGATTTTAACAGTAAAATGAAAAAAACAAACAAGTATGCAGAACTTTTTAAAAATGCACTAGTGACAGTGCTTCCCTATGAGAACCCAACAGATCCTGGAAAACACAGGCTTATGCTTAATGTGTTACAACCATATTTATATGATGTTATTGAGGACGCAGTTAATCCAGAAGTTGGAAGGGTTTATATATTTAGCTATTATAACCCTGCATCTACACCCAATAATGCTGGACAACATCAATCTGGTAACAGAGAAGCACCAAAGCCACTTACACTTGTAAAAGGTGATGGTATAGATCAAAAAATAGCAGATAGTCCAGAGGATAAGAATGCACAGCATCAAGAATACATCTGGTGGTCACATAAATATCATTTTACAACTGATAACAAGGGTAAAATAATCCCAGGTAGGCAAGACGATGATTTGCTAAATCCAATTGGATATCTTCCAATGTATAACTTTAGTCAGGATCAGGACGGCCAGTTTTGGGCAGAAGGTGGTAATGATATTGTAGATGCTGGATTATTATTAAACCTGCTGCTAACAGATTTGTTTTATATTGCCAAGTATCAAGGTATGGGCATAGCGTACTTGTTTGGTAAGGGTGTGCCTAAAAATGTTAAAGTTGGTCCATCAGCTTTAATTACTGTCGATATGGAAGAAGGTGATCCAACACCAGAAATTGGTTTTGCTACAAGTAACCCACCGATTGAAGCACACCTGGCAATGATCAAAGAATATTTAACCTACGTGCTATTAACCAATAAACTATCACCAGATAGTGCTGATGCTACAATGTCAGTATCTGGAATACACGAGATGATTAAACAATCACAAAATATTGCTGATATTGAAGATCAAAGGGAAATGTACAGAGATGGCGAGCCTGTACTATTTAAAATAATATTCAAGTGGATCAATCTATACAACGAGCGTGCAGCACTTGATGATGAATTTTCAGAGCTTGGCAAGTTTGATGAAATGATGGATGTTAGGGTTAAATTTAAAGATGCACAGCCATTTATGACTGAAAAAGAAAAACTAGAGGTTATTGAAAAAAGATTACAGCTTGGACTTGATGGAATGATTGATGCCCTCAAGCGTGACAATCCAGATATAACAAATGAAGAGGCTGAAGAGAAACTACGTGGTATAATGGAAGAGAAATTAAAAGAATCTTCAGAAAGGTTAAAACAATTTGGGCAAGATAACGTACAAGTTGAGATTGAAAGACCTGATACCAACACAGGACTTGAAGCCAACGACAAAGAATAAAATCAAGGAAGAGGTGGGGGAAATGCTCACCGACCTTATACTTGAGAACACATCAAAGCTTAAAAGTTCAGTCAAGGGCGGCAAGTGGAAAAAAACACTGTCTCCAGATTATAAAAAAATTAAATCAAAAGTGGCTCCAGGTGTACCAAATATGGAACTTACTGGTGATATGTTAGATGCTTTAATGTTTAAACCATACAGGGACGGTATAGAGATTGGTGTATTTGATACAGAGGAAGCCAAAAAGGCCGACAACCACAACAAATTTACTGCTAAATCAAGAAAAACCAAAGTTCCAGAGCGTCAATTTATTCCACGCAAAGGCCAGCAGTTTAAGCCTGATATATTAAAAGAACTTAAAACGCTAGCAATGGAGGTGGCAGAAGATGATCAAGATTAATAAAAAAGCCATCCAGGTATTACAGGAAGATATAGCAAGAATACAACTAACTGTACCACTGGAAGTGCGTACTAAGTTCAAGCAAGCTGCTGACATAATGAAAAAAGATGTAGTGGAAACTATTGAACGTGGCAACTCACCAGTTGCTGGACAGCGCAGATTTGTTGATTATACTGATAACTATAAGGCTGCCATACAAGGTGAAAAAGCGTGGCGGTCAACACCAGATGGTAAACCCTTTCAAGTGAACCCAATGTCTGAAGATTACGAGATGTTCAGTGGTAAAAAATTACGTCCTGTAAATCTAAAGCTATCTGGTAGAATGTTAAAATCAATTGCAGCAAAGATAACATCAAGAGGTTTTACTGTTTACTTTACAAGTAAACTTGCTAAAATACATAGCACAGAAGGACCAAGAGGTAAGACAGCATCAATTAGAAAAGTATCACCATTTAATAACGAAAGATGGAAACCTTCTGTAGTTAGAAATGCAAAAGAGTTTTTAGAAAGAGAAACATTAAAAAGGGTGATAGCAAAACTAAGGAGATTATAAGATGAATGAAGAACAGATTACACAAGAAGAAGAAGTAAAAGAAGAAGCACAGGAAGAAAGAAAGGCAAATTCTGGCACGGCATTTTATAAACAAAAGCTGGCCACTGTTGAACAAGAGCGTTTAAGGTTAGCTGAACAGTTAGAGGCTGTACAAACACAACAGTTACACGAGAAAGAAAGCTTCAAAGAACTTTACGAGCGTGAAAAACAAAAACGTGCTGAAGCTGAGGAGAAAGCAAAAAACCTATCCCAAACAGTATTTAATAATTTTAAAATATCTGCAATCAAAGAGGAGGCTTTAAAAGCTGGAATACTTGATAGCGCTATTGAGGATCTGGACATAATTGATAACAGCATTGTAGAAGTTGAGACAACAGATCAAGGCCGTATTAATATACATGGAGCAAGGGATTTTATAGAAGATTTAAAATCTAAAAAGCCACACTGGTTTAAAAAGATAGGTGCCCCAACTATTAATAATGGTACACCTGGGGAAGTACCTGTAAAAACATTAACTGCAGCAGATATTGTAAAGCTTGAAAAAACAGATCCTGCCAAATATAAAGAGATAATGAATAAAAGACTTGGCAGAGCTTAAATAATATTATAAAATTATAATTAGGTTTATCGGGTGATTGGCTTCGATTAAAAATAACTTTTTAAAGGAGTAATCTATGAGTGACCAAATCATGACAGCTGCAACAGAAACAGCTGCAATAGTACCAGAAATTTGGAGTTCCAAGTTTTATGATGTACTACTTGACAGACTACCTTTTATTGATTCAGTAGATAAATCATATGAAGGTGAAATCAGAAATTTAGGCGATACAGTAAACATCTCATCAATACCAGAGTTTGACCAAGCTTCTCTTCTTGCTGAAGGAGCTAAAGGTAATGCTGAAGCTGTAACAATCACAGGCCAACAGCTTGTTATTAACAAAAGAGCTTACAAAGATGTAATCGTAACCAAGAAATCTCAACTACAGTCATTATCTTTTATGGATGGACTAAGAGATAAAATGATCTTCTCAATCATGAAGAAAATGCAGGCTGATATTATATCTGCTATAGTACCAAGTGCATCTTCACCAGATCATGCTATTTCTTATGATAGCGGCTCTACACTTGCCTTAGCGGATATTTTGGAAGCAAAAGAATTGTTAGATACAGCCAATGTTGCTGAAGAGAACAGAGTATGTGTACTTGGCGCAGCTCAGTGGAATGATATTTTTAACATCACTGGCTTTACATCACGTGATTTCATCCCTGCTGGATCACCACTAACAAGCGGTTCAATACCAACTCCAGTAGCTGGTTTTATGCCAAAGATGACAAACATTGTTAGTACAACATCATATTTTTTCCATCCTTCATTCTTGACAATGGCAGTTCAGCAGAATCTAAACATTGAAGTGTTTAATCTTGGTGTTGATGGTGTTAGAGGCTCAAGAGTAAATGCTGATGTCCTTTATGGAATTAAACAGTTAGACGATGAAAGAATTGTTAGCATAAGCTAATTTGGGAGGTTTTAAATGAGTGGAATTTTAGGAAAAAGACACACATCAGAATATGTTTATGATTTTGCAGTTGATGGTGGTACAAAAGACAGTAATATCGTACTATCTGATAAAGATGGTAAGGCTCCAATTCCAGTTGACGCTATTGTAACAGGCGTTACTGCAAAAGTTCTTACAGCTCCGACATCAACAGGCAGTGCAACTGTATCCTGGGGTAATGATGACGATGAAGATGGTTACTCAGGTACAACTATTGCAGTTGGATCACTAACAATTAATACAGTTATAAATGGATGGGATAGCGCTGCAGCGCTTCTTTGGGA